GTCTGATGATCCAGAAGCAAAGAAGATGAAGGATAACATTATGGCAGGTGCAGCATCACTAGGACTTCCTAAGGATGTTGACATGTCAGTAGTTTTTGGTAATATGGAGAAGTTACTTGCACAGATGAAGTCGCAGGTAGAATAGACATAGGTCCTGATTAAGACCTTATAAACTGATCATACAAGCCGAATACAATCTAATACGGAGAATACGTATGTCTTTTGCTAAATTAAAAAAGCAATCATCTTTAGGTTCCCTTACCCAAAAATTGGTAAAGGAAGTTGAGAAGATGAATAATGGTTCTGGTAATCAGGACGAACGTCTCTGGAAACCAGAGATGGATAAAACAGGTAATGGATACGCTGTTATTCGATTTCTACCTGCTCCAGACAGTGAAGATCTACCTTGGGTAAAAATGTACTCACACGGGTTCCAAGGACCAGGTGGATGGTATATTGAGAATTCTTTAACTACCATTGGTGGTAAAGATCCAGTATCAGAGCACAACAGAGAGTTGTGGAATAGTGGTAATGAGGACGACAAGACTACAGTGCGTAAGCAGAAGCGTAAGCTCTCTTACTACGCAAATATCTATGTTGTAAAAGATCCTACAAATCCTGCAAATGAAGGACAAGTAAAGCTTTATAAGTTTGGTGCTAAGATCTTTGATAAGATCATGGCTGCAATGCAACCTGAGTTTGAAGATGAAACTCCAATTAACCCATTTGATTTTTGGCAAGGTGCTGACTTCAAATTGAAGATCCGCAAAGTGGATGGATATTGGAATTATGACAAATCTGAGTTTGCTACTGCTGCTCCTCTTCTTGAAGATGACGATGCAATGGAAGCAATTTGGAAGAAGGAATATTCCCTTCAAGCATTAGTTGCTGCCGATCAGTTTAAATCATATGAGGATCTAAAGAAGCGTTTAGACTATGTTCTAGGCGTTAAAAAACCTGCCTCACGTCCAGCATTGGATGAAGAAGCAGGTGATGATGAACCTCGTGGTTCTTATAAGCCAGACTTTGGTTCTCGCAAGGAAGAGAAGGTTGCTGTAGCAGCAGCTCCTGCCTCAGCAGAGGAAGATGATGATGCTATGAGTTACTTCCAGAAACTTGCTGAGAGTTAACTTATTCATATAACCGAGGGTTATCTGCCTTCTTAAGGGTTCTACTCACAAACTGAGTGGAACCTTTTTTATATTCCATAATTTTTTCTATATCATCTAGAATGATACCGAGATATCTAGGTTTAAGTACAAATATCTCTCTTTTTGCATCATCTAATCTTTGTTCATATTCAAGATTGGTTACTGGTACAGAAGAATCCCTACCAGTTACTTCTACTAAAGAATCAATGTTTGGGTCATTATATACAGTTCCATAAGATAATCTCTTCTTCCAGTTATATCCATCATATCTCCACTCTTGTCCATCTCGTTCAAATACTTCTCCTACTGAAGGAATATAAAGTGGACCTGGTTCACTGAATTGTATTGTTGGTGGATCATAATAACCTTTACCTGGATCTCCGATAAAGATTTCAATTATTCTACCATTCTCAACCTTACATGTTGCAGTTGCTCTTATTGGGTCTAATGGTGAATCAATAGTGATAGTAGGAGCAGATCTATAGTTATAACCTCTATCAGTCAATACAATACCTGTTACCTTACCATCATTAACTATTGTGTATCCAACTGCTGCTCTATGTGGAGTAGGTGGTTGGACTGTAATATTTGGTGGGTTAGCAACATCATAAGCTCCACCTCCAGCAGATATTGCTGTTATAGCAAGTTGTTCATTAACAATCGTTACAGTTGCTGTTGCTGTAAGATCCATATTATAGGTGTGTATAGTCCTATTATTTCCACCAGGAACGATGAATCTAGTTCTACCTGGGTTTGTAAAGGAGTCTAAGGGTTTTGTATCCTTAGATGATACATTTAGAGTTCCTATTAGGGTTAAACTATCAAGGTTCCAGTTAGTTCCTAAACCAATGAAGTAAATTGAAGAATTATCTGCTCCACTTACATATAACTCTGATCCATCATCTTTAAAGTTTATCGCATTTATATTATCCTCACCACCAACAAGAGAACTGATATTTATTGATTGTGTTGGTGTAGATATCAGAGATGATATTGACCAAGGAGTTACCAATTCATGTTTTCTAACTGTATCTGGGTTTGTTGTATCCATGATGAATACATACTTACCATTATCTTGGAATCTAATGCTAGATGGACTCACTGTTGTGATACTAGCAACATAGGTCATTGTAGAAGTAATATCCCATGCAGTTGCTAATGAATATTCTACAATCTTAAATCCAGAGTCTGTAAGACCACAAAGATACATTGTCTTACCATCTGGTTTAAAGTCAATTCCAGTACAATATGTAAAGTTTATACCACTAAAGTTCATAATCTTGATATTTGCTAAAGTAGCAGTATTCACATCCCAAGCACTTGATAAGTCGTATGAATGAACTTCACCAACTGTATAACCCAGAGAACCATGACAGGTAAACATTTTGTCACCAGTTGGATTAATATGCAGACCTTCAAAACCTATCGTTACTTGATAGGTTGATACTCCAACATATTCTGCATTACCGATAGGATCAGGTGGTGGATCAATAGTTACTGTTGGTACGAAGTTGTATCCATCTCCTGCATTTGATACTAGTATTTCTGCTATCTGACCACTATTAGTTGTTCCAACACCAACTGTTGCTGTTAGAATACCTGCTACAGTTGCTTTTGGATCACTGAATGTTATACTAGGTTGATATGTATATGCTTGTCCAGAGTCTATAATTGTCACGTTACCAACCTCCATATCATCTGGAGGATTATTCAATACACATGTTGCAGTTGCAGTTACTCCTGCACCTGGAGCAGTTAAGGTGACTCCTGCAATAGAAGTATAACCAATACCTTGATTTGTTATTGTTAATGCTGTTACTTTTCCTTCAGCACCACCAACTTGAGAAGTTCCTTGAGCGTAGGTTCCTGGAATAATTGATGGAAGTCTTACATCCAAATCCATCTCAATAGCATATTCTGGAGCGTTATAGAATCCTTCAGTAACCTTTTTACCTTCGGGGATGATTGTAATATTATCTGTATTTTTATGTTCTATAGTCTCATAGTGATGTATTCCACCGTATAGATTTTCATAAGTTCCATATTTTTCTAGACAATACCTATCAAATGCTCTTTGGGTCTTAGGCCACTCATCAAATACATTTAATATATTATTTGATTGTAGAACAATCCAATCGAGAGTTGAGTCGTTATAAATTTTAGCAGCTACTACATCGGGTCTATCATCCCCATTTATCATATATTTCTCAAAGTAACTTAAGTTTTCAAAAATATCAGATCTTAACTTACCTCTTTTAAATAGGTTTTTTATGACAACATAATCATCCAGAGTAGTTCCGTACTTAGGATCTCTACTGACATATTGTATGTTAGGTACTTTTCTAAAATATGTTGGCATAGCTTAAAATCCTATTTCTGATTTATCAGTGAACTTATCATAATCATCTTGGTATACAGGTTCTAACTCCTTGAAGGAGAGAGACATTACGTATGAGACCATAGTTCCATCTGGGAAGGTCATGTAACTACCTTCTGCTGTGTAGTCAACATTACATGTTTGTAATGCACATGGAGACTTTATTCGGTTTAGTCCTGGATGTTCTGACCCACGATGTATATATTCAATTGAGAATACATTTGGAGCCATCAAGAATAAAGCAGAAGGTTCTCTTATAGGAGTCATATTCTTTTTAAAGAATCTTATTATTCTTTTTACTTCTTTTGCTTCATCTGCATCTCTTGGTGTCATTCTAAAGTTAAAGGTAAATGCCCTCAACTGAGGTGCTGTAAATAACAGTTCTAAGTTGGGGTTCATAATACCACCAGTCATTCTTGACATGACGTTGGCTCCAACTGCTTTACCAACCATCGCACCTTTGATTGCTTCTTTGAGTTTGTCTGTATTACCCGATGCGTCTCTAGTAATATTATCTAATGCACTTGTTAAACCTTTACCACCACCTTCAATAAATTTTTCTCCAACTTCTGCTCCCATCATTTGCATAGGATTCATATTATCGTCATTCCAACCAACACCAACTGAATCTGTGATTCCAGATTGAATTGGTAATGATACAGTTCCACCTATAATTTTTAATTGTCTATCAGCACCCCATCTGCTACCACCACCAGAAAAAGTACTTCCTTCTGTACTACTATCCATTTCTTTCTTTTCATATTTTATAGCACCAAATCTAATATAGTCTTGATCTGTTTGTTTAGCACCGAGAGGATACCTCATATCACCATTATCTGGTCCTCCTTTACCTGCTATAGCGGTAATTTGATCTAACTTTTGAGTATTTTTTAAATTTCCACCAGTTAATCCACTAAGAACTCCTTCTCCAGAAGATGTCCCATCGCTCCTATTAGTCTCATCATCTTTACCACCAGTATTTGCATTCGAGTCTACTGCTTCTGGTTTGAATCTATTTTCAGTGAATCTAGATATACCTTCTGATATTGCTTGTGCATTTGGTTCTTCGCCATATTTTGCTTTATATCCTTCTTTGAAGGTATCAATAATCTGCTTATCAATATCTTTATTCGCTCTAGAATTTTTATTTTGTAATTCCTTATCTAAACCTGGGAAGTTTGTTGTATCTATATCTGACCATTTACCAGCAATACCAATAGTTCCTACTTTGTCATTAACATCAAGTGGTTTTGATGACCCATCTGCATTGAGTTTCTGATTTATTAATACAGATTTTTTTATTACTGGATCGAATTGTAAAACAACTTTAGCGACAGCAGATTCATACTTCTGTAGTGTTTTGCCATCTCTAACATAACTACCAGAAGGTTTGTTGTATTTTATCTGAATTTGAGGAGATTGAAATACCTCAGATCCATCTACACCTGTTTGTACTGTTGCTTTTTCTTTAGCCATTACCTAAAGTCTGATTCATTTTTACCATATCCTTGATATCTTCGCACACCTCTAAGCATATCTCTAAATGTTTTGTTAGTCTCTTTCCAGACCGAACCATTTAGAAGTCTCTTTGGTTTACCATCCTTTATAGATACAAATTCTTCTATGGGAAGATTTGCTGCATTTGCCCATTCATTCTTTGCAATATCTAGTAATGGACCTACACCAGTCATATTATATTTAGACACTGAGTTATAAGGTAAATTTAATCTATCTTCCATTAGATTATCTACCACCAATGCTCTCTTTGCTGGATGTATATAATGTAGATTACATCCTGTAAAACTTCTACCATCTATTTCTATCACATATACTAAAGGGAATGGGTCAAACATTTTTACATTTTTTGCTTCTGTTTGATATTGGAACATCATTAGATGTCCTATCTTTGGAACTTTTCTAAGAAGATTCTCATCATCACCTTTACGATCCTTTTTTTCATCCATGATGAATTTGCGAGGATTGTTCTTATAAGATGTAACTAGACTTGTAAATGCCCTCCTATAGAAGAATGGTGATTTTCCATCTTCTGAATCCATATGTTCGTTTATTTCTTGGAAAAGAGTCATTTTTTATATTTTATTCCTAGTTCGTCTTCTGTTATAACTTTAAATATTAGTCTTCTATCTTTACACCATTCTTCTGCTGCTCTCCATTTAGCATTATTAACAGCATACATTTTAGATTCATAGATGTATGATTTTGTTACTTTTGATTTTCTTGCAGGAGGTTTGCATTGTTTTTTTGGTTTTACCTCTATCACATAGTCTCTTATTACACCATTACTTTCTTGCACTTTAATAAGGAAGTCTGGGTAATATTGGTGCATACGCTTATCTAATGGTGATAGATATGGTATAGAAAATTCTTCACTTGCCCATAGAAGAATGCTCTCATTAGTGTCGCACCATCTACAGAATTTCTTCTCCCAATTACTTCGGCAAACTATATTATTTGGGTTACCTTTGTACTTACGAGGGTTCCGAGGTTTATATTTACTTTTAATACTCTCGTTCATCGTATAAATATCTATTAATAGACTAATTATTAATATTTAGATGGGAAAACAAAACAGACCCATACATCCAGCGACTAGGATGAATACGCTTAAGGATAGGATATTAAATCCTTCTTTATCTGCGTATTACTCTGTTGTATTTCCTATGCCTACCTTTGGTGGATTATCATCAATGTATGATGGTGAACTACTTACCCTAACATGTACTGAAGCAGCGTTACCTGGATCTAGTATTGCTACATTGGAACAGCAAAATGATTACATGGGTGTTACTGAAAGGCATGCGTATAGGAGAATGTATGATGAATCAATAGATTTTACGTTTTTAGTTACTCAAAATAGTGACTACGTACAGATTAGATTCTTTGATGCATGGATGAAGTGGATTACTGGTGAAGCAGGTCAAGATTTAAGATCACCTACTATTGCTAATAGAACACAGTATCCAAAGGACTATCGTACTGATCTTTGGATTGTGAAGTTTGAGAAGGATATGGGTGCAAATTTGACAGCATCCAGTAAGTTGCTAGAATACAGGTTCATAGATGCATATCCAAAAGCAATAAGTTCCTCACCTGTTACCTTTGAAGGTAATGCATTACTTAAGACAACAGTCTCAATGACATATACAAGATATTTTGTTACTGAACTTAAGACTCAAGCAGAATCAGTTGCTAGTAGAGGTACTCGTGCTCCTGGTAACCCAGAGTTTAATAGTTTTAGATCTCTATTGAATAATTCTGAACTTATGGGTGACTTTGGAAAAAAAGTTGGAGATTCATTTACATACCTAAGTAATCAATTTGGATGAACAAATATTTTATTAATGAAGACTCTGTTTTTGCAGTCAATGAGAAATTAAATGCTAGGGTAGAGAAGGTTGATGATATCTCTATAGTTTATGTTGATGATTTTTATAAGAATCCAGATCAAGTAAGGGATCTTGCTCTAAGGACACCCTCAACAAAGAATCCAAGGATTTGTGGTGGATTGCCAGGTACAAGAATAGATATGAATATGTACTTAGATAGTATGTTCCCTGTATGGAGAGATATTATATTAAAAGTATATGGGATGAATGAGGAACAATTAGAAGCATTTTTATGGACATGTTTAAATTCACCCTTCTCAGTTAATGTTACACAATCTCAAGAGGATACTATAGATCCTCATATTGATTATCCAGAGGAAGAGGATGGTAAAGATACTGGTTGGGCAGGATTAATATATTTGAATTTGGATGATGAATGTAATGGAGGGACTGGATTTTATGATAAAGAACATAGGTTGACGCACCTTGCAGAGATGAAGTATAATAGAATGTTAATATACCCAGCGAATATATTACACGGTGCATATGATGAAGATGGTTGGTTTAAAGATGAATTGTATAGATTAGTACAGGTTTTCTTTTTTCCGATAAAAAAAATCCTAAATAAACGCACTAAATAAAAGTATACAATTGCATAGATTATGCCTTTACCCAAGATTAGTACACCGACTTATGAGTTGGTGTTGCCTTCGACTGATAAGACTATAGAATATAGACCTTTTTTAGTTAGAGAGGAGAAACTTCTAGTTTTAGCACTAGAAAGTGAAGATACCAAGCAGATTACTACTGCTATTAAAACGGTTATTAAAGCATGTATTCTTACAAAGGGAGTTAAAGTAGAAGAACTACCAACATTTGATATTGAATATTTGTTCCTTAACATCAGAGGCAAGTCTGTTGGTGAGGAAGTTGAAGTTAACGTTCTTTGTCCAGATGATGAGAAGACGTATGTTCCGATTAAAATTTATATTGATGACATACATTGCCAAAAGAATGACAAGCATAAGAAAGAGATTAAGTTAGATGATAATGTTATGATGGAGATGAAGTATCCCTCATTACAAGAATTTATTAAGACTAATTTTGATTTTAAAGATGCTGGTTCTAATTTGGATCAATCTTTTGAGTTGATTGCATCATGTATAGATACCATATATCAAGGTGAAGAAGCATGGGCAGCAAAGGATTGTACTAAGAAGGAATTGCAGGAGTTCTTAGATCAGATGAACTCTAGTCAGTTTAAAGAAATTGAATCATTCTTTGAGACAATGCCTAAATTATCTCATGAAATAGAAGTTCAAAATCCTAAAACAGGTGTGAAGAGTAAGGTAGTATTGGAAGGTCTATCAAGTTTTTTCGGATAGGTCTCTCTCACATTGACTTAGAGAATTTCTATAAGTTGAATTTCGCCTTAATTCAGTATCATAAATATTCATTAACTGAGATTGAAAATTTGATACCGTGGGAGCGAGACATTTATGTTGCTCTACTTAAAGCCCACATTGAAGAGGAAAAATTAAAGCAACAACAAGAAGCAGCTAAGACCTGATGGATCTACCTGGAGACAAGAGTAAAACTAATAAGAAGAATGTCACGCATGAGATGATGATGAAGTCTCTTGCGTCACAGCGTAGGGTACTGGGTAGAG